AATGATTAGAAATTTTAAAGATATAGTGATTTTATTAATAACAAGTGGTGTATTATTACTTCTTGGAGTTATCATTATAGGTGACTATGTGGTAGCACTAGAAGAAAACAGACCAGTAGATGAATCCGTAATAACATTGATGAAGATGTCTGTTACAGGACTAATTGGTGTCATTGGTGGATACATTGGTGGAAGTAAATAATGGCCGGCGTAAAAGCAAGAGGTATTATTACCCACCACCTAGCAAGATATCACAATGAAAGAGAAATTAAACCTTGTAGATGGATTGCAGATGGTAAGGGTAAAGGTATAATGGTTGCTCAATATAAAGATACTAGTGATTTAGTTATTGATGATAAAGGTAATCCAATACCTTGGAGCAGAGCCTAACCGCCTGCAAAGCAATTAGACGATCCTTCAGCAACTGAAGTACAACCTGAGATACCGTCACCTATTCTTCCGCAACCTTTACCATTAACAAATACGGTAGTAGAACCTACAGCGATAGGAGCCTGATGACTTGGGCATGGTGCACCTGGAAGTAGATGACCTGTGTTTACATCACCTTGTCTAGAAATAGGTATTCCGTTTGAAAATACGTTAGGACTATGTGCTTGTCTATAAGGAGTAGAACAATGTGTTACGTCTGCGTCACCTTTACGTGTTATTGCTGGCATTTCTTTCTCTCCTCATAAGTTCTTTTAATTTGTCGTTCCAATGATCTATTTCTTCGTGTTGCATCTCCGTGTGCGGAGGCTCTGGAACGTGCGGTACAAATTTAATTAAATGATCAAACTCCATAGGAATATCCTCAAATTTATTAAAGGTGTAGAGTTTTCCTTGATCTTTTATTGTAAATTCGTGCATACAAGTATTTACCTTGCAAGTACGGGGGAGAATACCTTGTCCTTGCTACCTAACCATGTTAATTTGTAACCAACCGGAAATAGTAGATTATGCATTGCTTGGAGTTGTTTTCTTTCTACTTCAGCAAGAATTACTGGACGGTGCTTTTTAATAGTTTCAATACCGCCTTCTATAACTTCGACTTCGTAGCCTTGTGTATCAATTTTAATAAAAGATGGTGCTAACATAAATTGATCTAATTCAACAACCGGAACAACTTCTTTTATTAATTCTTCTTTTGATTTAGCAAAGTCTTTAAAACTGAATGCGCCATAGTTACCACTATTGCTTGGTAATCTTAATTCAAGTTGTCCTTGCTCACGGCCCAGTGCTGATTTAAATGTTTTGATGTTGTTATAGTTCTTTGTGTTTTCAGTCAAGCATTCAAAGTTAATACTTGAAGGTTCAAACGATATAACATTTTTAAATTTTTGTGAAAATCTAAGCGAGTGTAGTCCAACGTTGGCTCCGACGTCGATAGCCATTTCAAAGTTAGAAACTTGTCGAATCTGCTCGTAGGCTTTTTCTAATGCTTCTTGTTGATATTCTGATTGCGGATAATCGCCTTTTACCTGTTTCGATAAAAGATTATCTTTATCTGGAAAGTGCCAACCTCTTACAACTTTCACAGGACTCTCCTAGTTAGGAGTCTTTATTACTTTGTCCATTCCTGCTGGAGCAGTTACCAACCCAGATGTTCTTTCTTGATAAACCTTTGCGAACTGATCGTGTGTTTTTGTAATTGTTACAAGTGCTGATCGTTCTATTGGTAAAGGAACATCAGGATCAACCGTAAATAGATATTGTTGTAACCCTAGTCCTTGTTGTGACATTACTAGTGTTAATGGTGTTTTAATTTTAACAAGAGTATTTGTTTCTTCTGTTAGTTTTCCAACTAATTCTTCGCCTGAAAAAAGTTTAAGTGTAACTATGTCGCCTATTTTGTGTGGTGTATTAATTAACATTATAATGTGTGTCCTGTTCCGTTATATCCTGTTTCGTCTAGATACTTTGTAAATGCATCATAGCCGCCGATTGTTTTACCGTTAATTTTAATTTGTGGTACCGTTCTAGCACCAGGGAACATTTCCATTAGTTCTTCTCTGGAATAGTCTGCTCCTAAACTTTTGTATGTGTAATCAAATCCACGAACTTCGCAAAGTGCTTTTGCTTTGTCGCAGAAAGGACACATTGGTTTTCCGTATATTTCGATCATAATTGAAATCCTTTAAATGTATCTTCTTCAATGTCTTGTTTAACGCCGCCAACAATGTAACTTTCAACTTCAGTTTCTTGTGGAGCAACTTGTAGACCAGCACTAGATAACCAGTGTTGTGTCCAAGGTAATGGGTTAGCATTAAGCGGGCGATCATAAATTGTTTTTAGTCCTAGTGCTTTAAGTCTTTTGTTTGCAATAAACTCAACATAAGCATGAAGTAGATTAGCATTTAATCCAATCATTGAACCATCTTTAAACAAATAGTCTGCCCATTTCTTTTCTTCGTCAACGCAATTACGCCATAGGTCGTAAACTTCATCTTCAAGTTCAACTGCGATCTTTTTCATATCAGGATCGTCGTTGCCCTTCATCCAATGTTTAATAATGTGTGTTGACAAATTTAAGTGTGTTGCTTCATCTCTAGCAATCAATGAAATAATCTTTGCAGATCCTTCCATCATTTTTAATTCTCCGAACGCAAATGTACAAGCAAATGAAACGTAAAAACGCAGTCCTTCAAGAATGTTTACGGTCATCATTGCTTTGTATAATGCTTTCTTAACATCATAGATGTTGCCTTTACCTTTGTTAAAGTATTCGTTGGCAAGATCATAAAAAGCATCATAGTGTTTGGTTACACTAATTGCACGTTCAATAATTTTTTCGTCATCTAAAATAGTATCAAATACTTCTGTAGGATCTGGATACACGTTTTTCATAATGTGTGTATATGAACGTGAGTGAATAGTTTCAAAGAAATCCCAAGTAATAATACAACCTTCTAGTTCTGGTAAAGAGCAATAAGGTAAGAATGCCAAACAAGGTCCGCGACCTTGCACACTATCAAGTAGTGTTTGATATTTTAAATTACTTGTAAAGATATGTTTTTGCTCAGGACGGAACTCTTGATAGTCTCCTCTATCCTTTTGTAAACTAACTTCCTCAGGACGCCAAAAGTATCCAAGCATTGTTTGATTAAGTTTATCATACTCTGGGTACCTAAAAGTATCATACCTTTGTGTGTTTTGGTCCTCGCCAAAAAACATATATTGTTTCGTGAAATCAACCTTCTTACGGTTGAACACCGTTTTTTTTCTGTCCATTCTCTTATCGTTACCTTTTTTAGTAATTTGTTTTTTAGTAGATTTTTCCTTTGTCATAAACCATATTATATTGCACACGCATCACAAGCGTCGTCTTCAACTCCTTGTTCGACACCGTTAGTACCATTTACGTGGCCGTTCACACCGTTCACACCATTAGTCTCAAGTATAACATCTTTGGCTTGATTGTCAACCTTTGTATCTTCCAAACCTTCTGGTTGAATGTTATCCTCTTCGCCTTTAAAATCATAAGTGTTTTGATAGTATGATGTCTTCCAACCTAACTTGTATGTAGTTAACAAATCTTTCATCATTACACTCATTGGTACTTCATTGTTTTCATATTGTAGTGGATTATATGACCAATTGCCTGAAATGGCTTGGTCAAAGAATTTTTGCATAGCCGCAACAATGTTAATATATCCTTCGTTACCTTGCATATCCCAAAGTAATGTATAGAAGTTTTTTAGTTGCTGATAGCCTGGAACAATCTGCTTAAGAGGTCCTTTCTTTGACTTCTTAACGGACAAGAACCCTCTAGGTGGTTCGATTCCATTTGTTGCATTTGACACAACGGAACTGCTCTCCGATGGCATCTGTGCGGACAATGTCGAGTGACGGAGTCCGAATTCCTTGATAGATTTTCTAAGATCTTCCCAATCATTGTTTAACTTGTTAGGTACGATGCTATCTAAATCTTTTTTGTAAGTATCGATAGGTAAAATACCATCAGCATACTTTGTACGATTAAAATGTTCACACGCACCTCTTTCTCTTGCTAGATTGTTACTTGCTTTTAACAAGTAATATTGGAAACTTTCAGTTAGATCGTGTACAAGTTTCCATGCTTCTTTATCGGCATACTTGACCTTGTTTTTGGCTAGGTAATGTGCTAGTCCGATATAGCCAATACCTAATGAGCGTCGAGCCTTGGTAGATAGTTCTGCCGCCTTGACTGGATACCCTTGATACTCAATGATTTCCTCAAGTGCTCTAACGGCCAAATCACACAGCGGTTCTAATTCCTCTAAATGATTAATTAAGCCTACGTTTATAGCAGAAAGAATACATAATGCAATCTCTCCGTCTTCGTCATCAATATGTTGAATTGGTTTAGTTGGTAATGTAATTTCCTGACATAGGTTACTCATAAAGACAGGATCTTTAAATGAACTATGACTATTACAATGATCAACATTCATAATATAGATACGTCCTGTTTCTGCACGTTCTTTTAACAATGCTGAAAATAATTCCATTGCCTTAATTGTTTTCTTGCGAATTGATGTTTTACGTTCTGCGGCCTCATATAATTTTTGAAACTTATCATTATCTCCCGAATAAAATGCATCATATACTTCAGGCACTTCGTGTGGCGAGAAAAGAGTAATAGTTCCATTAGACAACAAACGCTCGTAAAATAGTTTATTGATTTGAATTGAATAGTCTAGTTTACGTACACGATTATCATCTGTACCTTTGTTATTTTTTAAAACTAGGATGTCTTCAATTTCATAGTGCCACAATGGGAAATGTGTAGTAGCACTTCCGCCACGTACACCGTTTTGTGTACAACTTCTTACGGTTGCTTCGTAAACTTTCAAGAAGGGAACAACACCAGTGTGTGCTACTTCTCCGCCTCTGATTCTCGAATTGATCGCTCGTACTCGTCCCGCATTGATTCCAATTCCTGCCCTTTGAGCAATGTAGTAACCGATCGCACTATTACTGCTAAAGATGCTAGGAAGAGTATCGTCAACATCAACAAGAACACAAGAGGCAAACTGACGAATAGGAGTACGCACTCCAGCCATGACAGGGGTTGG